TTATTTACGCGCGCCCTGGTCAAGCATCGCGCTGACATCGGAGACGGTGAAGGAGCCCGGTTTCTGACGCGGCGGGAATTCTTTAAACGTCGCCAGCATTTCTTTTGCCGACTTCTGCGCGCCGCCCATCAGGAACATGCGATCGTAGAACCAGGATTGGTAGCCCATCCCCTGGTCGCCTTTCTCCAGTGGATCGACGGCAAGGTCAAAGATCATCGGCGCACGCAGTTTGGTGAACGGATAGCGCCACAGATCGAGACCGGTGTGTTCCTGGATCATAAAGTGGATCTTCCAGCGGCCCTGACGCATTGCCAGCAGATCGCCGTCATCGCTCCAGTAGAAGAATTCGTTACGCTGGTCTTTCCCTTTGCCCTGCAGGAAGTCGAGCTGGTTATAGCCATCAAGGTGAACCTTGTAGGTGATGGACGGCGTTTTATAACCTTTCAGCATCTCTTGCTTGATGTTGCTGTCGCCGGCAGCGGCAACCAGCGTCGGGAACCAGTCGTAGCTGGCGAACATGTCGCTCACCACGGTGCCCGGTTTGATGTGGCCCGGCCATTTGATCATTGCCGGTACGCGGAAGCCGCCCTCCCAGCCGGTGTTTTTCTCACCGCGGAATGGAGTTTCGCCTGCGTCCGGCCAGGTGGCGGTCATCGGGCCGTTGTCGGTGGTGTAGATAACGATGGTGTTATCTTCGATGCCGAGATCTTTAATTTTCTGCAGCACCTGGCCGACGATTTTATCGTGCTCAACCATGCCATCGGCATAGGTTCCCAGCCCGGTGACGCCAACGCTGTCGTCTTTGAGGTGGGTTTTGTTGTGCATACGGGTGGTGTTAAACCAGGTAAAGAATGGTTTACCGGCTTTCACCTGACGCGCCATAAAGTCGTTGTTGGCGGCCAGGGTTTCTTCATCCACGGTGCCCATACGCTTCACGGTCAGCGGACCGGTATCTTCGATTTTGCCGTCAGCGGTACTCTTAATTACCCCGCGCGGGCCAAACTGTTTGCGGAAGTTGGGATCTTTCGGGTAATCCGGATTTTCCGGCTCTTCTTCGGCATTCAGGTGATAGAGATTGCCAAGGAACTCATCGAAACCATGTGCAGTCGGCAGGAATTCATCGCGATCGCCAAGGTGGTTTTTACCAAACTGCCCGGTGGCGTAACCCAGTTGTTTGAGGACGTTGGCGATGGTCGGATCTTCTTTCTGCAGACCCTGCGGCGCTCCCGGCATCCCGACTTTACTCATCCCGGTACGGAACGGCATCTGGCCGGTAATGAAGGCGGAACGACCCGCGGTGGAGCTCTGCTCGGCGTAGTAGGAGGTAAACTTCGCGCCCTGGGCGGCGATGCTGTCGATGTTTGGCGTCTGGTAGCCCATCAGACCCTGATTGTAGGTGCTCAGGTTCAGGTAGCCGATATCATCGCCAAAGATAACTACGATGTTAGGCTTTTTAGCATCCTGCTTCGGCGCTGCGGCGTCGGCTGCGTGAGCAACGGTCACCGCGCCGGAAGCTAATGTCAGCATACTGGCCAACATTGTTCTCTTAAAGGGAATATTTTTAAACATAGCTCGCTATCCTTTTATTTTTCCGGGTTTTTAAATGATCTGGAAAAATAGGTTGTTAACGAAGCGTCTAATTTATTTTTAAATTAGCAAGGATGTTTTCGGTTAAAAATAAATTAGACGCTTCAATGGGCAAGAAAACGTTAAACGGTTCTCGTCGGTGTTGGTATTTTATTTAGACGTATCGGTCGATACGAGAGTGGAGTCTCTAAACGGACTGAAATAAATGGCAGGATGAACTAAAAATGCTATCTTTAATTGACAGGGTTAACTTTGCCAGATTATTTTTATGCATATTTAAATAAATAGGCATTAATGAGGCAACATGAAAACGACTTATTCCGATGTTATTGATCAATATAACCATGTTGTCGCCAGCGATCTTGAGTTGATTCAACCGCTGATCTCGGCAAATCAGCCACGAATCATCAAAGATAACGGTGTGTTTAAAATAGAACCCGGCGAAGTGGTTATTGTTGTTGAAGGCATTATTGCGATAGAGGTGGAATACAACGCGGGCTTTGGTTCCGCGAGTAAACGCGGCGCGCGGAGTAAAACGCTGGACATGCTGCAGATCGGTAAAGGGATCCGCGGTATGATCTTTGGCATTATTGAAAGCTATGGTCCGGCGCTATCGCTAAAATATACGGCGAAGAAAAATGTCAAAATAGTGACCTGCGGTAAGGAAGCGTTTGAACACTATTTTATTCAACGCGATCGGTTTGCTTATCTGATGGAAATCATGGCATTTCAGCTATCGCTGATTATTGATGCGCATCACGAAAAGAATTTACCTTCACGCTATGATACGATTAAATCAATGATTTACCGTTACAAAAAACAGCAGGATGCGGGAGTATTACATGATAGAAGCCTGGCTAGCTTTATTCTGAAAAGAACCAAAATGTCGCGTAGCTACCTTTTCAAAATTCTTGCTGAGCTTAAAGAAGGGGGATATATCAAAATGGAGAACGGTGAACTGATCGATATTGCGCACGAACTGCCGGAGAAATTTTAACCTCCTGTGACTGGGCGCGAACGTCATTTCAGTGGCGCAGAGGCCGTCTAACAGATCCTGGGATTACTTTACTCTTTATTACGCTTGCCTGCTGGGCGACGAATCATGTTTGCCGAAGCCAGTTGCCGTGCGGAATCTAGCCCGTCGTGTTTCTCTTACCGCGATGAGAATGGGGAGATAGTTGCTCTACAATGACCGTTTTTAGGTTTGATTTTATTTGTTGTTATATCTAAAATGCAGTTAATTATTCTGTCATAAATTCATCCTGCTAGTGAAATAAACCATTGTTTTTTCGTTTTAAGGGATACGATTTTGCTGAGAAGGGAGGCTTCTTTGTGTTCAATGGTGCAGCGCGCTCTGACGTAAACAATTTCGTTAATATAGAAAAGGGAAGGCGCGGTAGAAAGAGTCAGCCGTTTATCTCTTTCTCCAAAAATGGGGGGCATGTCAGGATCGCAGCTTTCATTGCTCGTCACGGAGAACATGTTGATATTCAAATAGATTATTCCACCAGAACCATCAGGGTTAAGAAGGTGGAACATCACGGCGTGCGTATTAACGTCGGCGGCGTCTTTACTCGTAAGGTACTGGTGAAGCAGTTTCTGTTTGGCGAGAAGAAGACCATCCGTGTCGATCTCACCCAACAGGACGATGGCTGGTTTTATGGCGACTTGCCGGTAGAGTTCACGGCCAATTGCGCATAGTGCGTTATTGCCTGAATTAGCCATTATCCAACTATGTTGATACGGAGATAGCGGGTAATGGCTTTTTTATATCAATGAGATATAAATACGAGTCATTATAGTTTCGTATTAAAAATTTATTTTTAAGTAAATAAGTACCATTAAATCCTATTAAATAATAGTTATTTCCAATGATATCTTTGCAATAATTAAGGGAAAATAGAGACTCAAAAAAGGAAACGATAATTAATGGAACATTTACTCAGACATTGTGAACAGGTTGCCGTTGGCCCCTATAGCCGCGATGCCCGGGCGCTGGCGCATGAAGTGATCGATACCATTTCGGCGGGCGTTCCGCCGGAGCAGTTGATTCTCCCCTGGATGTCGGTTAAAGAGGGGCTGCCCGACGCCCATAGCGGGCGCTACGTGTGCGCTTATACACCCGCGAAATCTCAGGACCGCCGCTATCAGCTGGTCTCCGCTGCCATGTTCCGCACCGTTTGTCGGGACGCCACCCACTGGTTTTATATGTGGGAAGCGCTGTGATGGTGGGGGGGGGGATTTGTAGTGGTTTATGCTTCAATGCATAGATTATTTTGCTAGTACAGTGAATCAAACTTTAACAACGTCAATATAAAAATATTTGGTAGTTAAATCATTCGCACCGCTAAATCCTTATATAATAAATATACTATTGAGATAGTCGTTAGGGAGCAGGATTGGACTGTGGTTTTTTTTATACAAGTTGTTGAGGGGAAGCATGATCGAAATAATAAGTGATAAGAAAATATTAAGAATCTCCGCATTTGAAAGAGAAAATACACCTAATGCACCTGCTTATGATTGGATAAAAACCTACGTCGAATATCACCTCCCTGAATTGAATGTACAATATCAAGCTTCTTTCAACGTTGGTGAACTTTCCGAACTGAAAGATAAACTTATCGCGTTACATACCCACTTAATAAATGAAGATGCCCATACCGATGTTATTTTTGAAAGCACCGAAAATCAGCTAAATCTGGTATTTACACCATCATCTTTTGGCCATGGAGCACTTATGTCGTTAACGTTGAGGCCAGAAAACCCGGCTGAAAGCGTAGTGATCAGTGATTGTTTGGGGCTTGATGAAAGCTATTTTCCCGCGCTCATTGCTGGTCTGGAAGAGATCATCAATTTACAAAGATGATGCATTAGAGTATTGATAAGTCAGATATTTAATTAGAAGCCGCCAGGATGCTACTCTATGAAATCTGCTCTTGCTAATCTATGCCAATCCATCGGGATTCAGTCCGCGAGTCTGCTGGAAGCTATCACAACCTGCCTTTGTTCTATCGCCGCGCTGGGTAGCCTTTTTGTGCTTGAAGGCTGGGGCATGAAGATGGCTGGTTTTGTCGGGTTTTTGGCGCTGGCTTACGTGGTAGCCTGGATAGTGGATATAGTAAAAGGCGAAAAGTAGAGCCAAACATTTTGATTCATTACTCAGATTCTTGAGATTTGGACGGATTGGACTTATCACTATCAGAGGATCTTTTTTGCCGGAGGGTGTGAGCACATGTAAGAGGGGCTGCCAGATAAAAAATCAGCCATTTGTGCATAGCTCACATTTGAACAATTAAATGGATAAACCTTTTGATACTTAAGCAAAATATAGTCCATATTATAGCCTTGTACCGAACGTGGATATTTTAAGGATAAGAATATGTCAGCAGTAATTGATAAAGCATTGGATTTTATTAATGGCATGAACACGTCATCTTCAGCACCGCACACCATGGATGAAAGTACGGCTAAAGGCATTTTCAAGTATCTTAACGAGTTAGGAGCTCCGGCCAGCGCAGCTGATGTATATGCCCGGGGCACTCAAGAGGGCTGGGATCCTGAATTTACTAAAACGTTAGCGGGATGGGCGGAACGAATTGAGTCCGGCGAGCGTATAGTTATTAAGAATCCTGAGTACTTTTCTTCATACATGCGCGAGGAACTGCGGGCGCTGGTATAAGATGAATTCTGCTCAACCGTGAGCGGACTGGAATGCGTTGCGCTTTCGCTATATTGCAAGCTTCTAACCCGGCGCGTTTATACTCCGCAGTACTTGCCTGCCGTATTCTGTAGGTATCCTTGAAAAGACTAAGGGCTTACGAGTAATCGTAAGCCCTTGATATTTGGTGGCCCCTGTTGGGTTTGAACCAACGACCAAGCGATTATGAGTTAGAGAATAACTTCTTACCTGAAAATACTTATCTATAATTTTCAATCAGTTAACTGTTTCATGATTACTGTGTAAATAACCAGAAATACTCTAAAATACTCCTTTGCGGTATCCTATAGGTATCCTAGAGCAAAACAAGCGATTCCCAGGATACTTCCATCGCTTGGTATGGAGTGTTTGTGGAAACATTCAAATTTACTAAATCCAAACTTGAAAGCCTGCCTCCCGCTGATAGTGGTCAGGTTGAGTATGGTGATACCGTTGTTAATGGCCTGCGGGTTCGCGTGGGGGTTAGCGGTGTTAAGAGCTTTTGTATCTCCCGTAAACGTAGTGGAAAATTCATCCGGGCCACGCTTGGCCGCTTTCCCGATCTCACGATTGATAATGCCAGGGCAAAGGCTCTCGAACTGCTGGGGGACGTTGCAACCACCGGCAAAAATCCCAACGTTGAAAGACGCATCAACGAAAAGGCTTCAGTTACGCTTGCCGACGCACTGAATACCTACATCGAGAGCCGCGATGCAAGATTAAGTGCGGATACGGCAAAACAATATCGCTCCATCCTGCAAAATTACTCAGGTGACTGGATGAAACAGCCAATCGCCTCTATCAGCCGTGAACGTGTGGAAACCAGGCATAAAGCTGTTACCGATGGTTCCGTATGGTTTGGTGCAGACAAGTCAACGCTTCGCGCCGGAGTCGGAACCGGCAGTAAAGCACAGGCCGATCTCTGGGCGCGGGTTTTACGTGCTATATGCCGTTTCGCACATGATCATTATCGCGACAATGACGGCAAAACCTTACTCCCTGACCCTCCCACAATGGTTCTTAGCACAAAGCGTAAGTGGCATGGAACCGTCAGAAAGACAGAACGCATACGCACCAATGAGCTTGGCAGATGGTTTAGTGCTTTATCTACCGTGCGTGATATTGCCGAACAAGGGCGAGATGATATTGCTGCCGCTGTATGTGATGCTGTGGAAATGGCTATTTTCACTGGACTGCGTAAATCTGAGATTTTAGAGCTTAGCTGGGATAGGGTTAATCTGGGTGGCCGCTACTTCTGGATTGACACCACAAAGAACGGCGATCCGCTTGAGCTGCCAGTTACTGAAACCCTTCTGAAGTTATTTCGCCGCCGGGCCAAAATGAAATCTGCCGATGGTTTATTGGTTTTTCCAGGCGACAAGGGAATTATTAAAGAGTACAGGCATATTATAGAACGCATAAGCGCTGCTACTGTACCAGAGCCAAACCCTGATTTACTCAAGCCGATACCTTTTAAATGGCATGATGGCCGCCGCACGTTCGGCACTGTTGCTGAGCTGGTGGGCGTCGGAAACTACATCCTAAAACGATTACTGAACCATCGGACGATGAGAAGCGCCGATGTTACTCAGGGCTATTTGCATTTCAGTGCTGATGAACTGATGGAGCCAGCTTCAAGAATAGAACGGGCAATACTTGAATATGCTGGGATAATTGAAAGCCATAAAGACATCAACACCCAATTAATGTCTGCTTTGGAGAATCTTAGCGAAGAAGAGAAAAGAAAATTAATCTTCGCAATTTCAAATGACAAAAGGGGTTGCCAGGTATGAATCATGGTGAAATGGGTATTAGAGCTACAATTGTGGCTACGTTCATTAACGAGCTTTTTATTGATGGTACTGATTCTGCGGCCATTTCAGTATTGCGTGATGGCTTTAAGGCTGATGCCTCTTCAAGCTTGGCGCGCAATATGGTTAATAATATAATTCATTATTTCGAATGCTCTGATGATCCAATTGAAGAATTTTTATATTTCATTGGGATAGAAAAATCTGAAACTAAAAGTAATGAACAGTCGATCAATACATTGTTGTACATGGATGAAAAACAAACGCCATTTTTAACCGACATACCATTATCAGGTGATGGAGTCACACTGTTAAATGCTGCGCTTGCGTTACACTTTGTAGGAATGAAAAATAATGCAAATAATCTTGCAAGAATTGGTATTAAGTTGCTAATGGAAGGAGTTTTTAGCGACGAGATATCTATAAGGGAGTTTAACGAAGTTGCGCGAAAGGCGATTTCAGATGCTCAGAGAGAAAAGGCAAAAAAGCCCCGAAGTCCATATTATTCAGAGGTGATTGAAGTCATTAAACTCACCTGGGAAAAATACCCTTGCGGTGCAAAAACAGCATTACTTGATGCTTTAGCCGCTCATTATCATGGCAAGGTAAGCCGTAACGCATTAGACAATTGGATCTCCCTCTCTGGCTTGAGACCCCCAAAACCAGAAAAGTATACACGACTTGAATTAGTATTCCCCCAATAGCTGGCTGCTGGGGGAGCGTTACTGGTTATTGTGTCGCTGCATCCGGCAGTCGAGGACCAGTAACCAGTTACTGGACTGATAAGTCATTACGCCATCATAGATATTTATCACTGTTGTTAACTCCTAATACACGGTGATAAATATGAAGTTAGTTAATTCTCCTTTCTCGTTAGAACGCCTTACCCGTGCTGAAGCGGCTGCTTATCTTGGTGTTAATTCTCAGACTTTAGCTAATTGGGCTCATACCGGAAAGGTGGAAATCCCACACCATAAGGTAGGTCGTAAAGTCATTTATATGAAGTCAGACCTCGACAATTACCTTGCGGCGAACCGTCGTACTCAGACGGCGTAAGGGGCTGGATATGGCACATAAAACAAAGGCGGCCATGCCGGGCCGCCAATGCAATAACACTAAACATATTCAGGATACCAGGCTTGCTGGTGGTGGTCAAAGCTTAGGCGCTCCTGAGATTACAAGAACTGCGCCATTGGCGCGGTTAGGGGGTATGTCCAATAATGGCTACACCCCCTTTGGGTCTACGAACTTTTCCGCATACCAGCAGGGTACGGCGATGGCGTATACCCCTCAGCCTTTCGGCTCGATGCCTCTTGATTGCAACTCTTTACGGAGAATTCGTTTTATCCAGGTTGCCAGCGATGAATCGCCGTCCTGCTTTGCCATTTCCTCAAGTTGTGCGCGAAATTCTTCTGGTAAGCGCATTTGGTACTGTGGAGATCTCTTTTCTAGCTGTGTTGACATGGTCGTTACCGAAGCCTATTATCATTTACATGGTAACGACCATTGTAATTACAGTTGCCACAAAAGACAACGCCCCGTAGTGCTGAGAACACATACAGGGCGTCTAACCAAAACGTTATACGAGGTAACGAATATGGCTGATCAACAGCATACCCAAACTCACCCAAAATTTACATGGCTCTTTCTGGCAACCCCTAAGAGCCATCCAGACTGTTCGCCTGTAGTTCTGCGTTTTGATACTGATACTGAGGAGAATGCCCGCGCCGCTTTCCCCGGCTGGGAAATGGTATTCGCCGCCAAAATTAGGGCAGAAGCTCCATGCCGGGTCGCGTTCTTTGATTACAACACCCGTCGCGGTTGGGCTTTTGATAGCGCCTCAGACAGAGAGGTAGTTGGTCATGATTAATACATACCGCACTAAAAGCGATCTTCTGACATTGGCTCAAGAGATCGCCGCGCTTCTGTCATGTGCTTCTTATTTGGCAACGATCAGAGGGGATGAGGAGCGTATCCATGTAATGAGTTTAACTGGTCTTGCTTATCGGCTTGCTGATGAACTGGCAAGTGAGCTGGATATCTCGGATCTCGACCAGATTAAGTCTTGCAAGGATGGCGGCCAATGATCAGCAACGTGAAATTTAATGAGCTGGCTGGTCGCGTTGAACAGCTGGTGGGCAAGGTGGAAGAACTGGAAAACCGTATCAAGGCGCTGGCAGATAGTCAGGGTGGCGAGATACCTCCGGGCATGTCTCCGGTTTCCACGCTGGCAGCCGAGTTCGGCATAAGCACTAAGAAAGCCGAGGAACTGGCGAAAAACTCCGGCGTGTTGCTGGTTAAGCATAAAGGCGGCGGCTATCTGGCCCATGACGATAAATTCAGGGAGGCGGCGCGGCTGGTGCTGCGTAAGGCAACCCGGCGTCGCGGTTCTGCCTACTGGTTCCATCCGTTGATCGGCAAATTCCAGATGAGCGGAGGGATCCCGAAATGACAGATGCAGTGATGACGGTCGAAACGGTATCTGATGCCCTGTTTACCTGCGTATACCGCTGGGCGCATGGGAAGCCTATGAAAGCCAGTGAGGTTGCCGAAGCTATCCACGAGCACAAGGAACCAATGACTCGCTACGGTGCTTTGGCTTCCCGGTTAGGCCAACTGCAGTCCATGACCTATGAGAAATTATGCGAGGCAGGTTTTCTGGATACCGATCACGATCGGGAGATTCTAGTCCGGCGCCTGGTTGTATCCGAGATTATTGGAGAAGAAGAACTTAACGACTGGCTGCGCGATATTGAACGGATCCAACGTCTGTTTTCTGGGAACGGTAAACAGGAGAAGAAAACGCGCCTACCGTTATCGTGGGGATCAGACGGATTTGATGTGCGTCAGGACTTTATTATCAAGCATTACCTGCCGTCACAGTCTCTATGCGCCATATACGGCCCCAGTGGCTCATACAAAAGCTTTCTGGCTATTTCGTGGGCTTGTCACATTGCCGCGGGTAAAACGTGGGGTGGTAATAACGTTGCGCGTGGCGCGGTATTGTATGTCGTTGGTGAAGGTGGTGTAGGTGTTCCGCGCCGGGTTAAAGCGTGGGAAACGGTTAACGGGCCACTACCCAAGAGCATATGTCTGATAAACCGTCCTGTTTTTCCTGTCAGGAAAGAAGAGGTAACAGAGGTTCTTGCCGCGGCGAAACAGGTTGAACATGAAACAGGTATGCCTGTGCGGCTGGTGGTGATCGATACTCTGGCCAGATGTTTTGGTGGTAATGACGAAAATGATGCGCGTGATATGGGGGCATTTATTGAAGGCTGCGACACCATCAAACAGAAAACTGGAGCTACGGTGCTGGTGGTCCATCACTCAGGCAAGGATGAGGCGAAGGGCGCGCGTGGCTCCAGTTCGTTCCGGGCGGCGCTCGATGCGGAATTCCATGTTAAACGTGAAGGTGAAGCGAGGGCGTTGATATTGTCCTGTACCAAGATGAAAGATTCAGAAGAACCAGAGCGCCATGCTTATGATCTACGGCAGGTAGACCTGTATACCGATGATGACGGCGACGAAGTGGCATCTCTGGTTGTATACGACACACCACGTGAAGCGAGGGAGATTGATCCGGCACTGGTTGGAGCACCAAAGTTAAGCAATAACCATATGGCTGTGTGGCAGGCCATACGCAGCAGAACAGCTAAAGGAGAACCAAGTACACGGGCTGTTATTCGTGATGATCTGAAAGCGGCCGGCATGGATACCAGCAAACACTTTTCCCGCTGGCTTACCAAGTTGATTGATCTTGGTATGGTCGTAAAAGATGGCGAAAATCTGTCAATTCGTTCATTGCGGGAAGTGGCGGAATAGATGGGGAGTAGGTGGGGAGTGGTGGGGGGATTTGTCTAACTCCCCACTCCCCACTGTGTATATGGGGGCAAATTGGGGAGTTTTACCGAAACCCGCACCATTACTGGCCTGAGGGCCGTTTTTATAAAATGGTGGTGGGGAGGTAGTGGGGACTAGTTTTAGTGGGGAGCTAGTGGGGAACTATACTGTTTTTTCGTTCACCTGCGCCTTAAGTTCAACGAGTACAGCTCTCGCACTTGTACTTAGTCGGAAATGATAATCTCTAATTGGGTGCTCAAAAAGTATTGAGTTTCTAAAAGACTCAAAGGTTCTATGATATTTTGTTTCGTGTAGTCTATTGCCAGAAGTGTAATACGTTCTAACAAAGTCTATTTCTAGCATGTCTTCGAAATTATTTAATTCATTTTTCTCTAAAGAATTAAAGAACCTTAGTATTGAGTCGTGCTCGAGTTGAACTAAACTATTATCATAGTGACGCTCTATTGCTGCTAGGGTATGCGGGGTAAGGCTTACCCCTTCGACCGTTTTTCCAGTTGAAACTGATTGAATTACACCTAATGATTTTAAAGAAAAAAGAACTGCAGTCTTGGGTGCCGTAATAGTGTTTGATTTTTGCAAATCTTTTATTATCTTTAATTGGAGCACGTCTAGTTTTTTTAACATACTTGCGGCTGAATTAATTCTTTCATTTTCTATGGTTTTTAATTGTGCTATTTCTTTTATTTTCTTTTGTTCTTCTCTTTTTTTTTGATTGTGATGTTGAATTATTTCATGGGCAAATGCGATGGTAGCGAAAACAATCCTAACAAGAGTGATCAGTATTAGAGCCTGAATAATTACTTTAGGGAATGGATCCAATATAAATTTATCAGATGGTGAAATATAAACTAAAAAAATACAGGTAACAAAAATCGCAACATTTAATCTTATATCAGTCATTTTAGTTAGCGACTCTGTAATGTCTTTAAAGTTTATCACTTGCAATATCCATGGGGTTTTTATTTCCCTGAATTTTAGCACAACGATTCTTCAATTTGCTTGAAAAAACATTAATCACATTTTCTGATAGAAATCAGTTTACTTACCACTTTTATCGATCAATTATTGTGTTTTCACCATCAATCACGATAAGGGAAAAAAGATGGCAGAACGAAACAATACGCAGCACGATAAGGGCGGCACGGTTCATATCGATGCTGAAACTATGAAAAAAATAGAGGAGTATCAGGCATTCATCCGTAAGAATCACCCGGATATGCCCGTACCAACGAAAGGCCAGATTGTGCGCAGCAGTGTTAACTACTGGCATCACCAGACGCTGGGGGCCTGGGTATGAAATCCTGGTACACCATCAAAGCAGCCAGCGATGCCACCAGCGCCAATATCAGTATTTACGAGGAGATCGGCGGCTGGGGTATCACTGCTCAGCAGTTCTCCGAAGACCTGAAAGCCCTGGGCGATATTTCCCATATCAGCCTTCACATTCACTCACCCGGCGGTGACGTGTTCGATGGCATCGCTATCTACAACCTTCTGAATAAACACCCGGCAAAAGTCACAGTGCATATCGATGGTCTGGCCGCCTCTATGGCCTCAGTCATTGCGATGGCCGGTGACCGTATCGTTATGCCGGAAAACGCACTCATGATGATCCACAAGCCGTGGGGCATTTCAGGCGGTAATGCCAACGATATGCGCGACTATGCCGAGCTGCTGGATAAGGTTGAAAACGTGCTAATCCCGGCTTACGCCCGTAAAACTGGCAAGTCTGCTGAAGTGCTGGCGGCCATGCTGGAGGATGAGACCTGGATGGATGGTCGTGAATGTGTAGCGCAGGGATTCGCTGATGAAGTGTTACCGGCGGTCAGCGCAATGGCCTGTATTGAATCGAAACGAATTGAGGATTTTGAGCATATGCCAAAAGAAATTAAAGGGATGATCACCGGCCCGAAAGGCTCCACCGGCAGCGCGGTACCGGAACAGAATCGAATCAACGGGATTAAAGACCTGTTTGCTATGTTCGGCGGTAAGCATGATTCACTGAAAATTCAGTGCCTGGAAGATGTGAACTGCACGCCGGAAAAAGCGAAAGACATGCTGCTGACTGCCCTGGGCAAGATTGCGACCCCATCGAACAAAAGCACTGATGCACACATTTATGCTGGTAACGGCAACATCACCGGCGACGCTATCCGCCAGGGGCTTTATTCCCGTCTGGGTCACGAACGAGCCGAACGCGGGAACCCTTATGCCATGATGAGCCTGTTTGATATGGCTCAGGCATCGCTGGTGGATCGTGGCATTAGTATCAGCGGCTTTGGCAACCGCTCGCAAATTGTGAATCTGGCCTTTACGCACAGTACAAGCGACTTTTCCCATATCCTTGCTGGTGGCGCTGAGAAATCTGTACTTACAGGCTGGCAGAACAGCGGTGAAACTTTCCAGCAGTGGACGAAAACCGGCTCGCTATCCAACTTCCATGAAGCCAAGCGCGTTGGGCTGAATGGCTTTTCTGAGCTGGAAAAGGTGCCAGAGGGGGCTGAATACAAATATGTCACTACCAGTGACAGCGGTGTACCTATCGCTCTTGCGACGTATGGCAATATCTTCTCCATTAGCCGCCAGGCCATCATCAATGACGATTTGAGCCAACTGACGACCGTTCCTCAGGCTATGGGCCGTGCTGCTGCGCGTACTGTAGGGAATCTGGTCTATCTGAACCTGACGGCGAACAGCAAGTTTACAGACGGTAAGCCGCTATTCCATGCCGACCATAAAAACCTCATCGCTAAAGGGATGGATACTGACGGACTTAATGAAGCCCGTAAGGCTATGCGCCTGCAGGAAGACGCTAACGGCGATCCGATCAATGTCATCCCAGCCTATATCCTCGTCCCTGCGGCGCTGGAAGGAGCAGCCAATCGCGCGGTGCTCTCATCTTCCTCGCTGTTCCCTGTAGACCAGGACGGCACACTGAACCAGAACCCCGGCATCATTAACGTGGTTAAAGATATGGCTCAGGTTGTGGTTGAGCCGCGACTGGATAAGTCAGACAACAAGCAGTGGTATGTTGCAGCGGCGCAGGGCACAGACACCATTGAGGTAGCTTACCTGGACGGTATAGACGTGCCGTATCTGGAACAGCAGGAAGGCTTCACCGTTGATGGTATCGCCTGGAAGGTGCGCATTGATGCAGGTGTGGCCGCGCTGGATTACCGCGGGCTGGTCAAGTCGAGTGGGGCATAAGAGCCGAGGCGGCCACGGCTGCCGTTTCTCGTGGGTCCTCCCGGCGGGGTGGCCTTCCACGGGGCGGCGCGCTCGCGGGAAACGGCTGGTTTTTGAATTCTATGGTCATCATCATCATTCGCTAACTGGTTGATTTTAAATATATGAAAATCCCAAAAAATAGCAATGATGATGGATTGTATGTTTTTTGTTCATCATCATGGGGGGTAATGATGAAAACAATACGGCTGACAATTACTGAACTGGCCGACGTCACCGGGATTCACCGACAGACGGCCTCAAAGCGCCTGAAGGATATTCCGCCTGAGTCGGGCAGCAGCAGTAAGAGAAAATATTACGACCTGAAATTAGCTTTAGCGGCAATTTACTCTAACGGAGAAATACAGAATGCAAAGTAAAGAAGTGATGACCCGTATTGTACTTAGTGGTGTATTGGCTAAAACTTTCGGTCGTGTTCACCACCGATTAATCAGTACGGCCCAGGAAGCCGGAAGAGCACTAGCGGCGACGATCCCGGGTTTTGAGCGATTCATGATTGATAGCAAAGATAAGGGGCTGACCTTTGCTGTATTCAAGGGGAAGACAAATATTGGCGCCGATGATTTGGGTTATCCGGTAACGGGTGACGCTATTCGCATTGTCCCGGTTATTGCCGGCAGTAAAAAATCCGGTTTGCTTCAGACAATAATGGGTGCCGTGCTCGTCGCCGCGGGAGCTATTGCAACCTTTGTTTTCGATCAGCCATGGGGTGTTAACCTGATGGTCGCTGGTGGATCTATGATGGCTGGCGGTGTTATCCAGATGCTCTCCCCTCAACCCGGAGGTTTAGCCCGTAAAGAGTCCTCCGATAATAAAGCCAGCTATGCCTTTGGCGGTGTCACTAATACAGCCTCGCAGGGCTACCCGGTAGGCCTTCTATACGGCAAACGCCGAATTGGTGGCGCAATTATCTCCGCTGGTATCTATGTGGAGGATCAGCTTTGACAAATCAGGCGAGACTCTGGCCGGAAGGAGAGATCTTTACCCGTAAGGTGTTGATACCGACAAATTACGACCCACTACCTGTTAAGGTGGTATACGTTGTCCCACCGTTCGATGCCGTTATTGAAACGTGGCAGAACAAAGACCCGATGAAGTCTTACGACTTATTTCGCCAGTTCATCGTTGACTGGGATCAGCAGGAAAAACTAACCGATGACATTCTGAAATGTTTTCTGATGGCCTATCCAGGAACTGATGAGGCTATCTTTGCAGGATGGTGTGAGTATATGAAAGAAATATTGGCTGCTAACCATAAATGTTATTCGATTATCAGCCAAGTAGTTAACTGAATTGCTAAACGTTTTCTTTCCGATTTAGCCAAGTACTGATTAAAAAAAGAGCCATTGAACCAGCAAGGTTAACAGCTAACTCTGCATGGCGCGGTGAAGGCTTTACTGCGCCTTTATTTTTCCCATGAGCATCTCCTAAACGATTTCTTAAAGTTCCCAAACCGTTTACTACAGCTGAGCATCCACCTAAAATTTGCTTGAAAACAGTCTCTGAATGTTGATCGCTTGATAGGTTAAGTTCTTTCGCCACAAGTTTGTACAACTCTGACATTTCGATATTTTTATTATTATAAGGGACTTGCATATCATCTAGTATGTGTTTGCATACTGTTTCAAGCAATGTTCTTGCAGATGTAATCGCACCCTCAGGATCAGCATGACGACGCTCCAATGCTTTTATCCATACATTATGAACGCCGTTTTCATCAAATCGCTTTAAAACATCCGAAATATCTTCATCGGCAGGAGCTTTGTTTTTACCTTCAAGATAATCCATCAATTCTTGAAACTCACCCCAAATGTATTGCCTCCTATCAGCGTATGTACTGAATTCATATTTAATAAACTGCCAAAACTGATCTGTGTTTCGGTTGGTTTTGATGAAAGAAGGGATAAGGGAGTTGTACACTGGAGAATCAACAAAATAGCGCCTTAATTCCTGATACTCATACGGCAAACCAGGCCCGCCAGTAGCTATGCTGATCAACTGATTCTGTAGACTCTCTGCTCTCTCAAGATCGGTTGTAAGCTCATCGAGAATTGATTTCATATAAATCCCTTCTAATGTAGAAGGCTACAATCTTACTTTTAAACAGCAACTTCGTTCAATGAGGTTCGTAACCGTTCGCGCCACGGTGTATCACTGGGTATATCACTACCAATAAAAAAGGCGCTTCCCCATGCCGAAGAGCGCCTTTTTAATCAACAAGTTAACTGATTAGTATCAGTTCATGCCGTATGTTAATAACCATTGTTTATTACCGTTCGTGTTTGTTTGTCTAAATCATTCTAATTACATGATTTAACAGCACTTATATCTCGTTATTGTTTGTGCTTGTTCGTACTCGTTTGCGGGCTTACACTCTCCCGTGTATCACTCGGTGTATCACTCGTTTTACATGAACTGAGGTTTTATGGCTGGCACAAACAAACTCAGCGACAAAAAATTAAGGGCGCTCTTAGGGGCTGCCAGAAGCAAAGAGGAAATGCTAGCGGATGGCGAGGGATTAAGCGTGCGGCTTTTACGTTCTGGTGCTATCAGCTGGATATTTGCTTATCGCTTGGGCGGACGTGGTTCGAAACTGGAGCGGTTAACGTTGGGTAGCTACCCGGATATGTCGCTGAAGATGGCCAGAGAAAAGCGCGAGGAGTGCCGATCATGGTTGGCTGAAGGGAAAAACCCTAAATTCCAGCTTGATATTAAGACGGAGGAAATACTCCGGCCTGTTACCGTTCGCGATGCAATGACGTACTGGTTTAATGAATATGCCATTCATCACCGGGTTAACTGGGAAAGGCATCAGGCACAGGTAGAAAAACATATTTACCCGTATATAGGCGATCTGCCTCTCTCCCTGTGTGAAACCCGTCATTGGCTCGAATGTTTTGATCGTGCGAAACGTGAAACCCCCTACGCAGCCGGCTACGTTTTCCAGATGTGTAAACAGGCCCTCAAATTCTGCCGTGTGCGGCGCTATGCCATTAGCAACGCTCTCGACGACCTGACTATTCAGGACGTAGGCAAAAAGCAGGAGAAGGGCGACAGGGTGCACGATATGGGAGAGCTTACCCAAATCTGGTTATCAACGACCGGGAAAATGTATAAGCCGTATTACGCCTCGCTGCTGCGGCTGCTGGTGGTGTTTGGCTGCCGATCTCAGGAGATCAGGCTATCCACCTGGAAAGAGTGGGATTTGAAAGACTGGATCTGGATAGTACCGAAGGAACACAGCAAAGGCGGTGAAAAAATTATTCGTCCGATCCCTGAAGCTATTCGGCCCTTTGTCGAGGATCTATACAAAGAGCATTCCCATTCTGGGCTATTGCTCGGCGAGGTAAAAAAGCCAGAAGCCGTCAGCCAGTGGGGCAGGGGAATTTATAAAAGGCTGGGCCAAACGGAACCATGGACGCTACACGATTTACGCCGAACCTTTGCCACCACGCTTAACGATATGGGAATTGCTCCGCATGTTGTCGAGCAACTGCTGGGACATGTGCTAGGCGGTGTAATGGCGATTTACAATCGGAGCCAGTATTTATCAGAAAAACTGGACGCATTAAATAAATGGATGGAACGCCTCGAACTTATCTCTGGTGAACATCCCAATGTAACTATTTTGAAGGTGGCAAAATGAGTAAAAGAATTAAAAGTAAAAGAGACCTGCCAAAACAGTTCGATTTAAAAAAATATGAAATGCTTGGGTCACTATCAGACAAAGACCTTTTTAGGCAGATTTATTGGCGAATGGAATGGAAAGAAAAAAACTGGAGTGAAGACCTTGCGACATATTTTTTAGAGCATGGATGTAATCTTCCATTGTTCGATCACGATCCGTTTGGAGAAATAAAGAGTGAGCATGGTGATGCGTATTACGAACAGTTTAAAGGTGGGCGGGAATTTGTAGAGCAGTATCAGAGTCATGCAAAATCTAAAAAACGCCTTTCTACAGGTTATGGAATTGGTGTGCTATCAAGGTTAGAAGTTATGCATTTTTCTCAGGGAGATGACCAACGGGGGGACAGAGTTGGAAAACCATTTTGTATTCCTGATGAAGAAGTTAACGAACTATTGAAGGATGATATTAGTAATCACGGTAAACTAGTATCTTATGCATCTGATCCAGTTAGCTTGATTATGGGAGATGTGGCACTTTATATTTCAGTAGATTTATCTGTCCCTGATGAAATATTGATTTCTGATATGAAAAATCTCCTGCCAAAATGGAGGGAGGAATTAGAAGTTAGTGCAGAGGAAATACAGATTAATAATTCGTGGGCAATCATCAGAAAGAAAATAATTGAATATAACGTTTTGCCTTACATTGATTTGCATTTATGGGCGAATGTTAAAGGTGTTTCAATTCCTGGTGGAGTACTCGCGGTCTCCTTGTTCCCTGATGGCGATAAAGAGCAGTTCGCTATTGCACAAACTATTAGACCGTTTATAGATAGATTAATGAACTATGAGTCATTAGAGAAAATCAAGAGGGAAATTTCTAAAGAATAAATTCCTCTTTTGAACTATCAGTGGGGAATGGTTTGTTTTGGCACTGATGATCGGCCATTTTTTTTAATTGAAGATGCTCTCGAACCTTAGTGAACGAGAGCATTTTTTTATGAACAACCTTAAACAAGCTCAACCGCAAGCCGAACGAGTCATTCGTGAGGCTGAGTGCCGTCAATTAACTGGGATCTGCCGTACAACCCGCTACATGATGGAAAAAGAAGGTAATTTTCCAGCCCGCCGTAAGCTGGGTGGCCGTGCCGTTGGTTGGCTTTTGTCTGAGGTGTCTGCCTGGCAACAAAGTCGCAGTAAAGCGGCATAAGGGGCGGGATATGGCACATAAAACAAAGGCGGCCATGCCGGGCCGCCAATGCAATAACACTAAACATATTCAGGATACCAGGCTTGCTGGTGGTGGTCAAAGCTTAGGCGCTCCTGAGATTACAAGAACTGCGCCATTGGCGCGGTTAGGGGGTATGTCCAATAATGGCTACACCCCCTTTGGGTCTACGAACTTTTCCGCATACCAGCAGGGTACGGCGATGGCGTATACCCCTCAGCCTTTCGGCTCGATGCCTCTTGATTGCAACTCTTTACGGAGAATTCGTTTTATCCAGGTTGCCAGCGATGAATCGCCGTCCTGCTTTGCCATTTCCTCAAGTTGTGCGCGAAATTCTTCTGGTAAGCGCATTTGGTACTGTGGAGATCTCTTTTCTAGCTGTGTTGACATGGTCGTTACCGAAGCCTATTATCATTTACATGGTAACGACCATTGTAATTACAGTTGCCACAAAAGACAACGCCCCGTAGTGCTGAGAACACATACAGGGCGTCTAACCAAAACGTTATACGAGGTAACGAATATGGCTGATCAACAGCATACCCAAACTCACCCAAAATTTACATGGCTCTTTCTGGCAACCCCTAAGAGCCATCCAGACTGTTCGCCTGTAGTTCTGCGTTTTGATACTGATACTGAGGAGAATGCCCGCGCCGCTTTCCCCGGCTGGGAAATGGTATTCGCCGCCAAAATTAGGGCAGAAGCTCCATGCCGGGTCGCGTTCTTTGATTACAACACCCGTCGCGGTTGGGCTTTTGATAGCGCCTCAGACAGAGAGGTAGTTGGTCATGATTAATACATACCGCACTAAAAGCGATCTTCTGACATTGGCTCAAGAGATCGCCGCGCTTCTGTCATGTGCTTCTTATTTGGCAACGATCAGAGGGGATGAGGAGCGTATCCATGTAATGAGTTTAACTGGTCTTGCTTATCGGCTTGCTGATGAACTGGCAAGTGAGCTGGATATCTCGGATCTCGACCAGATTAAGTCTTGCAAGGATGGCGGCCAATGATCAGCAACGTGAAATTTAATGAGCTGGCTGGTCGCGTTGAACAGCTGGTGGGCAAGGTGGAAGAACTGGAAAACCGTATCAAGGCGCTGGCAGATAGTCAGGGTGGCGAGATACCTCCGGGCATGTCTCCGGTTTCCACGCTGGCAGCCGAGTTCGGCATAAGCACTAAGAAAGCCGAGGAACTGGCGAAAAACTCCGGCGTGTTGCTGGTTAAGCATAAAGGCGGCGGCTATCTGGCCCATGACGATAAATTCAGGGAGGCGGCGCGGCTGGTGCTGCGTAAGGCAACCCGGCGTCGCGGTTCTGCCTACTGGTTCCATCCGTTGATCGGCAAATTCCAGATGAGCGGAGGGATCCCGAAATGACAGATGCAGTGATGACGGTCGAAACGGTATCTGATGCCCTGTTTACCTGCGTATACCGCTGGGCGCATGGGAAGCCTATGAAAGCCAGTGAGGTTGCCGAAGCTATCCACGAGCACAAGGAACCAATGACTCGCTACGGTGCTTTGGCTTCCCGGTTAGGCCAACTGCAGTCCATGACCTATGAGAAATTATGCGAGGCAGGTTTTCTGGATACCGATCACGATCGGGAGATTCTAGTCCGGCGCCTGGTTGTATCCGAGATTATTGGAGAAGAAGAACTTAACGACTGGCTGCGCGATATTGAACGGATCCAACGTCTGTTTTCTGGGAACGGTAAACAGGAGAAGAAAACGCGCCTACCGTTATCGTGGGGATCAGACGGATTTGATGTGCGTCAGGACTTTATTATCAAGCATTACCTGCCGTCACAGTCTCTATGCGCCATATACGGCCCCAGTGGCTCATACAAAAGCTTTCTGGCTATTTCGTGGGCTTGTCACATTGCCGCGGGTAAAACGTGGGGTGGTAATAACGTTGCGCGTGGCGCGGTATTGTATGTCGTTGGTGAAGGTGGTGTAGGTGTTCCGCGCCGGGTTAAAGCGTGGGAAACGGTTAACGGGCCACTACCCAAGAGCATATGTCTGATAAACCGTCCTGTTTTTCCTGTCAGGAAAGAAGAGGTAACAGAGGTTCTTGCCGCGGCGAAACAGGTTGAACATGAAACAGGTATGCCTGTGCGGCTGGTGGTGATCGATACTCTGGCCAGATGTTTTGGTGGTAATGACGAAAATGATGCGCGTGATATGGGGGCATTTATTGAAGGCTGCGACACCATCAAACAGAAAACTGGAGCTACGGTGCTGGTGGTCCATCACTCAGGCAAGGATGAGGCGAAGGGCGCGCGTGGCTCCAGTTCGTTCCGGGCGGCGCTCGATGCGGAATTCCATGTTAAACGTGAAGGTGAAGCGAGGGCGTTGATATTGTCCTGTACCAAGATGAAAGATTCAGAAGAACCAGAGCGCCATGCTTATGATCTACGGCAGGTAGACCTGTATACCGATGATGACGGCGACGAAGTGGCATCTCTGGTTGTATACGACACACCACGTGAAGCGAGGGAGATTGATCCGGCACTGGTTGGAGCACCAAAGTTAAGCAATAACCATATGGCTGTGTGGCAGGCCATACGCAGCAGAACAGCTAAAGGAGAACCAAGTACACGGGCTGTTATTCGTGATGATCTGAAAGCGGCCGGCATGGATACCAGCAAACACTTTTCCCGCTGGCTTACCAAGTTGATTGATCTTGGTATGGTCGTAAAAGATGGCGAAAATCTGTCAATTCGTTCATTGCGGGAAGTGGCGGAATAGATGGGGAGTAGGTGGGGAGTGGTGGGGGGATTTGTCTAACTCCCCACTCCCCACTGTGTATATGGGGGCAAATTGGGGAGTTTTACCGAAACCCGCACCATTACTGGCCTGAGGGCCGTTTTTATAAAATGGTGGTGGGGAGGTAGTGGGGACTAGTTTTAGTGGGGAGCTAGTGGGGAACTATACTGTTTTTTCGTTCACCTGCGCCTTAAGTTCAACGAGTACAGCTCTCGCACTTGTACTTAGTCGGAAATGATAATCTCTAATTGGGTGCTCAAAAAGTATTGAGTTTCTAAAAGACTCAAAGGTTCTATGATATTTTGTTTCGTGTAGTCTATTGCCAGAAGTGTAATACGTTCTAACAAAGTCTATTTCTAGCATGTCTTCGAAATTATTTAATTCATTTTTCTCTAAAGAATTAAAGAACCTTAGTATTGAGTCGTGCTCGAGTTGAACTAAACTATTATCATAGTGACGCTCTATTGCTGCTAGGGTATGCGGGGTAAGGCTTACCCCTTCGACCGTTTTTCCAGTTGAAACTGATTGAATTACACCTAATGATTTTAAAGAAAAAAGAACTGCAGTCTTGGGTGCCGTAATAGTGTTTGATTTTTGCAAATCTTTTATTATCTTTAATTGGAGCACGTCTAGTTTTTTTAACATACTTGCGGCTGAATTAATTCTTTCATTTTCTATGGTTTTTAATTGTGCTATTTCTTTTATTTTCTTTTGTTCTTCTCTTTTTTTTTGATTGTGATGTTGAATTATTTCATGGGCAAATGCGATGGTAGCGAAAACAATCCTAACAAGAGTGATCAGTATTAGAGCCTGAATAATTACTTTAGGGAATGGATCCAATATAAATTTATCAGATGGTGAAATATAAACTAAAAAAATACAGGTAACAAAAATCGCAACATTTAATCTTATATCAGTCATTTTAGTTAGCGACTCTGTAATGTCTTTAAAGTTTATCACTTGCAATATCCATGGGGTTTTTATTTCCCTGAATTTTAGCACAACGATTCTTCAATTTGCTTGAAAAAACATTAATCACATTTTCTGATAGAAATCAGTTTACTTACCACTTTTATCGATCAATTATTGTGTTTTCACCATCAATCACGATAAGGGAAAAAAGATGGCAGAACGAAACAATACGCAGCACGATAAGGGCGGCACGGTTCATATCGATGCTGAAACTATGAAAAAAATAGAGGAGTATCAGGCATTCATCCGTAAGAATCACCCGGATATGCCCGTACCAACGAAAGGCCAGATTGTGCGCAGCAGTGTTAACTACTGGCATCACCAGACGCTGGGGGCCTGGGTATGAAATCCTGGTACACCATCAAAGCAGCCAGCGATGCCACCAGCGCCAATATCAGTATTTACGAGGAGATCGGCGGCTGGGGTATCACTGCTCAGCAGTTCTCCGAAGACCTGAAAGCCCTGGGCGATATTTCCCATATCAGCCTTCACATTCACTCACCCGGCGGTGACGTGTTCGATGGCATCGCTATCTACAACCTTCTGAATAAACACCCGGCAAAAGTCACAGTGCATATCGATGGTCTGGCCGCCTCTATGGCCTCAGTCATTGCGATGGCCGGTGACCGTATCGTTATGCCGGAAAACGCACTCATGATGATCCACAAGCCGTGGGGCATTTCAGGCGGTAATGCCAACGATATGCGCGACTATGCCGAGCTGCTGGATAAGGTTGAAAACGTGCTAATCCCGGCTTACGCCCGTAAAACTGGCAAGTCTGCTGAAGTGCTGGCGGCCATGCTGGAGGATGAGACCTGGATGGATGGTCGTGAATGTGTAGCGCAGGGATTCGCTGATGAAGTGTTACCGGCGGTCAGCGCAATGGCCTGTATTGAATCGAAACGAATTGAGGATTTTGAGCATATGCCAAAAGAAATTAAAGGGATGATCACCGGCCCGAAAGGCTCCACCGGCAGCGCGGTACCGGAACAGAATCGAATCAACGGGATTAAAGACCTGTTTGCTATGTTCGGCGGTAAGCATGATTCACTGAAAATTCAGTGCCTGGAAGATGTGAACTGCACGCCGGAAAAAGCGAAAGACATGCTGCTGACTGCCCTGGGCAAGATTGCGACCCCATCGAACAAAAGCACTGATGCACACATTTATGCTGGTAACGGCAACATCACCGGCGACGCTATCCGCCAGGGGCTTTATTCCCGTCTGGGTCACGAACGAGCCGAACGCGGGAACCCTTATGCCATGATGAGCCTGTTTGATATGGCTCAGGCATCGCTGGTGGATCGTGGCATTAGTATCAGCGGCTTTGGCAACCGCTCGCAAATTGTGAATCTGGCCTTTACGCACAGTACAAGCGACTTTTCCCATATCCTTGCTGGTGGCGCTGAGAAATCTGTACTTACAGGCTGGCAGAACAGCGGTGAAACTTTCCAGCAGTGGACGAAAACCGGCTCGCTATCCAACTTCCATGAAGCCAAGCGCGTTGGGCTGAATGGCTTTTCTGAGCTGGAAAAGGTGCCAGAGGGGGCTGAATACAAATATGTCACTACCAGTGACAGCGGTGTACCTATCGCTCTTGCGACGTATGGCAATATCTTCTCCATTAGCCGCCAGGCCATCATCAATGACGATTTGAGCCAACTGACGACCGTTCCTCAGGCTATGGGCCGTGCTGCTGCGCGTACTGTAGGGAATCTGGTCTATCTGAACCTGACGGCGAACAGCAAGTTTACAGACGGTAAGCCGCTATTCCATGCCGACCATAAAAACCTCATCGCTAAAGGGATGGATACTGACGGACTTAATGAAGCCCGTAAGGCTATGCGCCTGCAGGAAGACGCTAACGGCGATCCGATCAATGTCATCCCAGCCTATATCCTCGTCCCTGCGGCGCTGGAAGGAGCAGCCAATCGCGCGGTGCTCTCATCTTCCTCGCTGTTCCCTGTAGACCAGGACGGCACACTGAACCAGAACCCCGGCATCATTAACGTGGTTAAAGATATGGCTCAGGTTGTGGTTGAGCCGCGACTGGATAAGTCAGACAACAAGCAGTGGTATGTTGCAGCGGCGCAGGGCACAGACACCATTGAGGTAGCTTACCTGGACGGTATAGACGTGCCGTATCTGGAACAGCAGGAAGGCTTCACCGTTGATGGTATCGCCTGGAAGGTGCGCATTGATGCAGGTGTGGCCGCGCTGGATTACCGCGGGCTGGTCAAGTCGAGTGGGGCATAAGAGCCGAGGCGGCCACGGCTGCCGTTTCTCGTGGGTCCTCCCGGCGGGGTGGCCTTCCACGGGGCGGCGCGCTCGCGGGAAACGGCTGGTTTTTGAATTCTATGGTCATCATCATCATTCGCTAACTGGTTGATTTTAAATATATGAAAATCCCAAAAAATAGCAATGATGATGGATTGTATGTTTTTTGTTCATCATCATGGGGGGTAATGATGAAAACAATACGGCTGACAATTACTGAACTGGCCGACGTCACCGGGATTCACCGACAGACGGCCTCAAAGCGCCTGAAGGATATTCCGCCTGAGTCGGGCAGCAGCAGTAAGAGAAAATATTACGACCTGAAATTAGCTTTAGCGGCAATTTACTCTAACGGAGAAATACAGAATGCAAAGTAAAGAAGTGATGACCCGTATTGTACTTAGTGGTGTATTGGCTAAAACTTTCGGTCGTGTTCACCACCGATTAATCAGTACGGCCCAGGAAGCCGGAAGAGCACTAGCGGCGACGATCCCGGGTTTTGAGCGATTCATGATTGATAGCAAAGATAAGGGGCTGACCTTTGCTGTATTCAAGGGGAAGACAAATATTGGCGCCGATGATTTGGGTTATCCGGTAACGGGTGACGCTATTCGCATTGTCCCGGTTATTGCCGGCAGTAAAAAAGCCGGTTTGCTTCAAACTATTCTCGGAGCAGTCATTGTCGCGGCGGGGTTTATTTCCACATTCACGCCTGCTGCTGCGGCTGCACCGTATCTTTATAGTATGGGGGCATCAATTATGCTCGGTGGCGTTGTCCAGATGCTTTCCCCTCAGCCATCGGGTTTAGCCAGTAAGCAATCGGACGAAAACAAAGCCAGCTATGCCTTTGGTGGTGTCACCAATACGGCCTCGCAGGGCTACCCGGTAGGCCTTCTATACGGCAAGCGCCGTATCGGCGGAGCCATTATATCAGCGGGGATCTACGTAGAAGACAAGATGTGAAAATAGTTCCGAATAGCTCTCAAGGAAGAGAGCTATAATTTTTATTAGAATACAGTTTTTATTATTTTTTCAGTACCACTAATTAACTCATCAACATCCGACTTAGTTGGTTCTTTTTCTTTATGATGATCACACAGATTCCTTAGATCACCTAAGCGTTGTATGAACCTCCAATTAGGGATATCAATAATATTATTATCCTTAAGATTTTGATTGTACTCTGATATCGATGGGTTTGCCTTTTTAATTTTTATTTTATGCAGTTCGCAAATATGAGATAGGTGTTTCTCAAGTACAACACCGGTAACTGCTCCTGCAGCACGAATAAAACCTTTTTTGTTTAATTCCTTTGCAGTATCTAACTCACTATCGAAAAGATCAGCTTGTAAAATTTCTTTGATGTCAAATAAAGAACTATCAAACTTTTCAGCTGCTGAGGATAAAATAAGCCATTGAGTTTCCATTTTCGGAATGGCATCTTTTTTACTTCTTTTTACTTCCCCTCTATAGGTGCTCTGTAGCCCTAACATATAATCGTATATTGAATAGTTTATATATGTTACTTCTTTTCTTCGTTCATCACCTTTATACAGCTTTGTAAACTCATCAAGACGTTCAGGTATGATTTGGCTAATTACTCGTGTTGACTTTGTATACCAGGATTGGTATTCAAATGATACATCGACAAATTTTGTTCCCTGAGCTTCATATTCCTCCTTTTCATCTTTATCCATCTTTCCGCACTCTAGAAACATGGAAAGATAAATATCTCGGCCTTGTTGGACGAGTTGGTTTACTTCTTGTTTCAAATTTTCGTACGCCGAACGCATCATCTATCCTTTGTGGGATCGTTTTACGATAAAAGAAATGAAAAGTAGGGTGGCCTAACTTTCGTTAGGCCGGGCTTGTTACGCTATCATCTACGTAGCATTAGAACTAGAGCGACGCTAACAGGGATAACAAGGAAGGCGTGAAGCCCGATACTTGCTAGAGCCATGATAAGGCCGCTCATAGCGCAGATACGTTTAGACAGCAGGTCTGAGCCCTTTTCGACAGTATTCAT